CTCACTTTACGGCAGCTAGCGCCGAGGGACCATTCAGAGAAGAACCTCTCGAGGCCTCACATCCTGTCTCTTGACAGGGATAAAGCCCTCGAGAATCTTCTCAACAACACTCGCATCCACGGTCTTTACCACTCCTTGGAGTAGTAAGAGCTCATGAAGAGAACGTACGCCATCAGTACCTGCTCGGTTAGCTTCCTTATTCAGCTTATACCATTTCTGGTTAGCTGGATCGGTGCCGACCTTGCTTCTGGGTACCCGGCGAGGTGTCAGATCCGCGTTCTGCAGCTCCTCCCATAAATAGAAGGAGAAAAGACCAGGAGCACTTTGCTCCACATCCATTAACTCCGTACGATTTTTCACGCACAGATTTATGCCAGCCTCCACTTTCTGGAAACTGGGCTCACTCACCGTAAACTCACTCACTCTCACCATCGCTCGTCGGACCCACCCCGGAAGATCTTGTGCCTGCGAAATACTCGAGGCCTTACCATCTACAATCTTTTGATACATGTAGTTGGCCAAGTTTCTAGCAGGACCGGAGGTAGAACCTAGGTCCGATTCCATATAGGGTAACCCAAGTCCTCCCAGATGCTCCGGGAGGCCCCAAGAAATACCCTTAGGACAACGAGCGACAATTGTCTTCTTCATCCGTTTAATATAGATAGATAGGAGTTCCGACTGTCTTTTCGGAAAACCTTCGACAAAACTACGGGCGCAAGTCCCGAAGGATGTCCAATGTCTATCTTCGCCACCTTTGGCGAGGTATGGAGAAGCAAGAGAGAAATTGAGGAAGGGGATCCTTTTAAAGGCCCCATCGGTGAGCTTAAAGAGCTCGGAATTCATTTGCAACCAATCACGCGACCTATAGCACTTTCCAGGCGAGGGTTCCATACCAATCAACTTGGCGTAGAACTCCCACCGGGCGTGCTGATCACGGTTAAACCTCATTACGCAATCATCCCCATTCACGAGGATGGGCGCAAGCCTAACCTTTTGGACATCACCATAACCACACAGACACACAGCCATATTTATTAAACATAAAATCGGAAAGCTCAGGGGCGAACCCATAAGCTGACCGTTCTCCTGTTCTATGACCGTGCCATCTGCATAATGTATCTGATGATGTGTTAGGCAGTCTTGGCCGAGTTCTTCCAATCTTCCTGGGACTCCTAGCCGACGACAAACCTTCTCAAAGGCATACTCCGAAAAGCATGCCCTGAGATTATCTGTCGCGGCCGAGTAGTCCCCAGATGTAAACTCGACACCCTCAGGATTTTTCTCAATCCCGAGAACCTGACCAAGGACCTCCGCTGAAATCGGTCTACCGATCAGCTGGAAGTTAGGGTGTTTCTTCAACTCCCCCCAGAGGTATTGTTGCAGATCCTTAAGGACCCAATATGGGAGAGCAGGACCCTTCGTAATTGTCCGAACCTTTAAAGGTTCCCGGAGATATACGGGTTCTGTGTTCTTCTCCCCCTCACAGAGATCAAATAATTTTTCTGTGAAGGTCCCTACGGATTCAACCGAGCCTCGCACCTCACGCACGCCTAAGCGAGGATGGTAAATCATCTTTAAGAGTGTTGTTCCCTTTTGAATACACTCTTGGAGTAGACGACCTACCACACTCACGGCGCCTGCGTTTTTTCGAGACGATTCGAAATGTGCGGAAAATGATGGGAAAGCGGAACTTTTCGCTTTGTCCCGCTGCGCGCGTTTTGCATAGCCACCACGAGGGAATACCTCGTTGATGACCATCTTTATTGCAAAACGTACGTCTTTTTCAGCCTGGAGAATCGGTTTATGAACGTCATCATATTCTACCTGAGCATCCCCCCACTCTTCAGCGGGAGGTAACTCTTTGTAGACCTTCTTATATGCTCTGCCCGCTTTCGAACTCATTGCATTCTTATGCTTAGGTTCTGCGGCCTTTACAAGCCTTTCGTCCACTGGCGGGGTCCCCTTCTTCATCATGAGTAGGGTTTGACCTATCGACAGGGCGCGGGTATTCTTCGAGCCTGTGACTCCATCCTTCCCGAAACGTCGGTGCGTACGTATTAAGTTACGAACAAAACGCCGCACATTAGACGGGAAATAGAGTATGGCCTTCTCCCAAGAGGTTATTCCATTGGGCCCTGGCAAAAGATCATCTTCTTTCGAAGATATCCACGCTAGGCAGTTCCCATAGAACCACTTGAAGAGCCCCTCGATCGGTTGATCTTGGGGCCACATGACCTTCAGTCTTGCAACCATTCGTGTTGCGTCGGACTGACGGTATTCCATATGAAAGGCATCTCGGAGGCCACTTAAGAAGTGGTTGACGTGATCCGTTATATGACACCTATCCGGTGTTGGTTTAACGGATGCCGATGCTTTCTCTCCAGACCGA